GACTTGTGTCTGGTTGTACCTGCAGAATCTACATAAGTTTCTCTCTCCTTTCTGGGAGATACATATCCAACACCAGGTACTACACCAGTCTTACCTGCGGCACGAGCAGCATTTCTTTCTGCTGCTCTTTGTGCTGCTCTTTTACGATTTCTATCATAAGAACTCATCGCTTCATCAACTTCTACTTCCTCTTTTTTGAGATTTGCCTTACGATACATCAATTCAGAACGAGTGCCTTTATCCATCTTACCCTGAGACTTGGGTTTGGTCTTACCACCCACATCAGGTTGCATACCAGGATTTGCTGCTTTGACTCTACGACCATGGGTGTATTCAGCACCACTCATCTTGGAGTCACCAGATATCATCTTACCACCTTGGGAGCGAGAGTCAGCATACTGCTTGTCAGTTTGACCATGCTTGCCTTTATACATTTCATCATACTGTGCTGCTTCAGTTGCAGAAACACAGTTGGGGACCATTTTGCCACCCTTCTTCTTCATACCAACTTGCTTGTAACCAACCCAGCAAGGATCAGATTTCTTCTCATTGAAGAGTTCAAGCAAACCCTTCTTAATGATAGCAACATCTTCAGCAACAACAGTGCTGTGAACTCTTTGAACTCTCTTCTCTTGGTTAAATCTTGCAGACCAAGTTTCTTCAAGTCTTTTTTGTTGTCTATACTTAGCAAACTCTTCCATTTGCTTTGACTGATTCTTCAGTTTAATTCTACTGAAGGTCTCACCAAAAGCAGCATAAATTCTTTCCAACTTCTCTTCTCTTCCAACAATGTTGGACTCAGGAATCATATTGAAGATGATGTCCTCAGCTTCCTTAACAGTTGATGTCTCAAATACTTCTTCAAGAATATCTTCTGCCAAGTCACGAAGGTCATTATCCTGGAGGCTAGCAGTGTTCATTTCACTGATAGGATCTCTCTTGGAATAAAGTTCTTCCTTTGCTTCTTTGCTATGGACAGCATTGTATGCCTCCATAAAGTTACGCATTGATGAGGACATCTCTACAATTACTATATTTCTTTATGTATTTATATCTTCCTTCTCTTCATTCCCCTTTGGTTTCTTATTAAAACCAAATGGTCCAACATCTCCTTTATCAAAATCACGTCTCTTCTGTGCCATCTGACACACAGTTTCCATCACCTTAATAGTATCTTCTACAGTGCAGTTCTCTGGCATATTGCGATGAACAATATCAAAGAGTGGGAAGAACTCTTTTGCAGCATCATTCACCTCTTCAGGTGTTAGTGGATCATAGTCTCTCACAGGTCTCCCTCCTTACGATTTTCAGAATAGTGAACATCAAAATTACCACCAGGATAACGTTTCATAAGTTTGTCAACGTTCATCTCAATCACCTCATCAAAGGTAGTATCAAGTGCCATACATGCCTGAGCAAGATACCAACAGATATCACCAAGTTCACGCTTCATGTGAAACACATTATCTTCATTGTAGGGTTTGCCCTGGAAGATAATCTTCTTCACAACTTCAGTGAACTCACCTGCCTCAGCAGTGAGACCAAGAGCAGCAGTCAGTAACTGAGATGTATTAGTTCCAGTTGCTTCAAGTTCTGCAAGGCGTGTTGCCATGATGGCATAGTCCAGACTAGGTTCACTAGTAACTTCTTTTACAAACTCAACGTATTTTTCAGTATCAACACTTGAAGTATTTTCACTCATAGTAAATTTAATTCCTTCTGATGTTTCTTCTTTATTGATTGAAATAGTCATTAAAACTTAAACCCCTCAAATGATTTTTTTGGTTTATCTTCTTCAAAACTATACTCTTCATCCTTGCCATTGTCAAGGATGTCATCTTGGGCAGACTGTTCACAATCATACAATCTCATCTTTGCTCTATCAACCCCAATGCAGAATCTCTTGAACATATTGAGATCATTGTATCTGTTCTTTAATTGCTTCACCATAATCTGTCCCAGACCCTCCAACTCCTCAGTGCTAATAAGAGCAAACATAAGATCAGCAGTGGCAGGAAGACCAAAGGATTCAGAAGTATCAGTAAGTTCAACATCAGAGCTACCATAACCAGAACGAGTGGTTTGAGTAGCAGATACAATAGGGACGTTTGCTTCACATGCCAATCCCCTAAGTTCCTCAGCAATAGCCTTGACAGTTGTATATGAATTGACATTACTGCCTGCCCTATACCTGCTGGAAGCACATATATTAAGGTAATCAATGAAAATAATATCAGGTCTGAATGACTTCTTAAGTGCAAGTTCATTAAGAAGTGACCTAAAGTGTCCAGCATGTGCAGAAGCAGTAGGGTACTCTTTAATAATTAGGGTGCCCTGTGTCTTCTGTGCAATGTTATTGACTTTAGTTTCAAACATTGGTTTAGGAAGGTCAGCAATCTCTTGAATATTGACATTCAAAAGATTAGCATCAATTCTTTCCGCAATTCTTTCTTCAGCCATCTCAAGCGTGATGTATAGTACGTTCTTGCCTTGGAGTAACACACTGCTTGCGACATGACACATAAACAAAGACTTACCAACACCAGTGCCAGCAAGAGCAATATTGAGTGTTTTATTTGGAAGCCCACCTTTTGTAATCTTGTTAAAGAATTCAAGGTCAAATTCAATCTTTTCTTCTTTTTTGTTATATAGATCAAATCTTTCTGCATAGTCCTGTAAGTAATCATGTCCTACATGGTTGTCAAAACTAACAGCAAGAGCATCAGACAGAATGGATGGGATAGCATCAGGTTGCTTCTTATCATCCTGTCCATCAGCAATGGCAATAGATTCCATGAGTGCCATATAGATGGCACGCTCTCTACACCACTTCTCAGTGGTATTTTCCAACCACTCCTTCTCTGCTGGTTCATCATCAAGGTAACTGATGAGTTTAGAGATTTCTTGATAAGAAGTATCATTGATATCCTTTCTCTTCTCTACCTCAATACCCAGAACTTCCTTTGAGGGAACTTCATTATACTCAGATACAAAAGACATGATCTCCTCAAATACAATCTTCTGATTGTAGTCTTGGAAATATTCTGACTTGATAAAGGGAATGACTTTTCTTAGATACTCTTCATTATGTAAAAGGTTCCTGAGAACCAGAAATTCAATTTTGTCCATTAACTACCATAAGAGAATTCTTCTTTTGCAATTGCATCAAGTTTTTCCATTACTTCATCTGTGAAGTATGACTCTGGGTCTTTGTAGATTGCTTTGGCATAAACCTTCTTGCCATCTATCTCATAACGACCTGCCACATTTTTCCAGAGACCACCAATCTCTCCCAACTCAAGAAGACCATAATACCTATCAAGACCACGATCATCATAGTAAAGACGAATGGTAACATCCTTATTCTCCTTACTTAAACGCGACTTAGCAGTCTTTGCCTTGATAAGATTTCCAACAACTTCTGTTCCATCTTTTTCTTTTTTCTTAGACAGATAGATAATCGTAGACGCAGCATATTTGAGACCACTACCTCCACCCATTTCTTTTGTAGGAACATAAGCGCCAATGACATCGTAGGTATGATTGGTAACGATCATTGGGATGTTTGCCTGCCCCAACTTCAGGGTGAGCATTCTGAATGCTCCCTTAACAAGTTGAGATTTTGTCATGTCTCTAACTTGCTTGTCATCCAATGCATCTTTAATCTCTTTCTCAGTGGATAGCATACCCAATGAATCAAGAACAAAGATACAAGGTTTGCGTTCTTCTTCAGGTTTTTTCAAGTATATATCAACTGCCTTCAGAGCTTTAGTCCTAAACTCTTCAATTGTAACAACATTGACAATGACAGTCCTGTTAGTATCTACTCCCCTTGACTCAAGAAGGGACTTATTAACTGCTGCTTCTGTGTCAAAGTATAAACAGTACCCATCAGGATTGCTATCAAGAAAATTTTGAACAACAGCCAAAGAAAAGAAGGTCTTGCCAGTGCTAGACTCACCAGCAATGGCAGTAATCTTATTCCCAGATACACCGCCAAATAAACTCCCTGAAACAAGTCCATTAAAAATGTACGAACCTGTGTCAACATACTGTTCAGTTTCATCAATGTCTGCTGCCAGTTGGGTGTATTCACCACCAACCTCCTTCACAATCTCTTTTAAAAAATCCATTACAATACAAATCCAAATTGTTCACGAGCAATCTTCTTGTAGGGACCACCTGGATTGGCATCCCTAATCTCTTTGATCTTCATCAATTTTTGATACAAAGCAGCATCTCCACTAAGGCGTAGAGCACTGACAATTGTGGCAAGTTCTTTATCATTGATGGGTAGGTCCATTATCCAAAAAATAGTTCTAGGTTTACAACTTTCTCAACATTCCAACCAATAGCGTCAAGAATGACTTTGACAGGCTCCAAGAAGGCTTTGTCAAATTGTAGATCATAGTCAATGTACTTGTCAACACCCAGTTCCACAGGGAAATCCTGGATGAATGAGATAACATTTTCTCTGATTGGATTTGCTTTTTTCAGGTAGAGAAATTTAATCTTCTCCCCATTGTTGATGAGTGAATATTTAGTATCAAGGTGCTTCTCCTTGATATAGTGATTGTAAAGAAGAGCACCTCTCACATGAATAGGTGTTCCCTTTCCATAGATTGTAGCAGAACTCTTGTGCTTATTCACATCACTTACAGTTCTGGGGAAGGCAATATCCTCTGGGGACATCTTCTTGAACTTTGCTCTGGCATCATCAATGAAGTCAATCACCTCATCCTCAGTGCCACCCATCATGAGGTTGAGAGCATCCTTAATCATCTTCCTACAAGGTGCAGGGGTAGATGACTTAACAGCCTCAATACCCATGATTTTCAGTTTAGGATCTTCATACCTTACACCCTCACTGTCCCACACATTTAGAATGTATCTTTTCTTTGCTGTCCAAATGCCCCTATCTGCAATGTTCTCCCTCTTCATCTGCATTTTCTGGGCATATGCATTTACATACGTCGCAAGCTCCTGGTAACTCTTCTCAATGAACGGTTCCAACTTGTCTTGGCAGATCTTGTCAAGAATGGTAACAAGTTTAACCTTGTCACCATTGACATTACTAAAAAATTTATCAACAAGAGGTCCAAAATTAATATAGATTGAGTCAGTGTCAGATGCGATAACATAATCTACATCCTCTGTTTGTAACAAATTATTTAGATATCCATTCATGTGGTTTTCTATCCATCTGATGGATGTCTGTCCAGACATGGTGATTGCCTCTGCATTGGCAAGTTTGTAGTACCTAAAATACTGATTACCGATAGCGCCATAAGCAGAGTTAAGAGAGATCTTCTTAGCCATCTGAATATTGTTACACCTTGCAATTTCTTTCTCCAATGTCTTACTAGGTTTCTTTTCATACTCTTGCTTAGCAGCAAGCATTCTCTTCTTGAAGATAACCCTCTCTGCATACATCTTCTCCATCAGTTCAGGAAGGAATCCCTTCACATCCTTCCTATACATTGCACCATTGGCACAAACTGCATAGTCTTTATACATCTCAAAACTTATTTTTTCCTCAAGTATTCTATCAACTGTTGCGCTGGGATGCTTTTCCTCAACCAAGGTTTCTGGTGAGATATTGTACTGCATAATAAGATGAGGATACAGACTATTAAGGTCAAAACTAACAACCCAGTCATACTTTCCTGGTTTTGGTTCCTTGACATATGCGCCAGCAAACTTGGAATCTTTATCTGATCTATCCTTTGGTGGGATAACAATATTCCTTCTCTTTAAATAATTATAAATTATTGTATCCCACATCCTGACTTGGTACATCACATCAACATAGTTGACTTTTGCTGTGTACGCCATAGTTAAAGCAAGTTCAATCAGTTTCATCTTGTCTTCCAAACGGTCAACAAGTTCCACGTCAATAATGTTGTAATCTACAAACTTCTTCCAGTTACCTCTATAGAAATCTTTGAAGGTATTGAACTCACTATGATCAAGTTTCTTCTGACCCAACTCTACCTGGGCTATGTAGTCCAGTCTGTAAGACTCCTGAGCTTTGTAAGTGAACTTCTTATAAAGTTCAAGATAGTCCAGTGTAGTAAGTCCACCAATATCATAAACATTGAATTTTCTACCAGAAATATAAGCTTCATCCTGAGAAACTAGTCCCCAAGGTGACAGAAGTTTCATCTTCTTCTCACCCATAATCCTACTGATTCTTCCACACAGGTATGGGACATCATACAACCTCACATTCCACCCTGTGATGACATCAGGGGTGTTGTTTGACCACCAATACAGGAATGCATTGAGCATTGCCACTTCATCTTCATGGTGGTAATAGGTTACATTCTTTTGTGAAGGAGTGTATGGTTTTCTCCCCCATGTAATAATTTTCTTTGTAGCATTGTCCTGAATAGAGATAGTCAACATTTCTTCAGAACAAGATTCTGGGTCAGGGAATCCTTCTTCTGCCTGAACCTCAATATCCATTGTTACCAGAGAAATCTTTGAGATATCAAACTTGATCTCTTCCTCTGGATACTTGTCTGAAATATATTGATAGACATACCTTTCATTACCATAGATGGGAAATCCATCTACACCATCATACTTCTTATAAAACTCTTTGCAGTCTCTAATAGTGCCTGGTTGAATAGGTTCTACATTGTCACCCTCTAGTGTCTTCCACTTAGACTCTTTCTTAGATTTGACAAATAGAGTTGGTTGATACTCTTCTTTGTAGATCTTCTTCTGACCATCTTCATAACAACGAACAAGAAAGTTGTTGCCAACCATCTGCACGTTTGTGTAGAATCTCATTCCTTCACCAGACTTTCGTATTTCTCTTTCAGTTTACTATTAGGATCAGCGATAGTCAAGATCTTATCTGAATGAATCATGAAGGTGTTCTGTGTTGTCACAGATACCAACCAAGGAGACAGAGATTCCTGCTCACCAATAACCATAGGTTCAGTCAATTTACAATCAGGTGTTCCTAAATCACCAGATACTTCCTCAATCTGTGTGAGAAGCATAATATTATCAAGAACCAATACCTTAAGATTTTCCACAACAACTCCTAAAAAAATGGGGAGATTCCCTGGATTTTGCCAGAGATCTCCCAGCGACGACGATACTTATTATATATCAGAGCCAATTTTTCTTTGCATGATGCTCAGGTACAACTTTACCAAGGATGACAGTCAAAAGCCCATCTTCAAAAGTAACTGATCTAACTTCCGTGTCATCTGAGATTGTCCAGGAACGACTAAAACTGCGTTGAGCCAAACCTTGGTGGATGACGTGAGTGTCTTCATCCTTTTCCTTCTTATCTTTCTTGCCCTCAATAAAGAGCTTACCGTATTCTGTGTAAACACTGACTTCTTCCTTTTTAAACCCTGCAAGTGCTACTTCAAGATGTGATTCAGTATTACTAAGTTGGACAAGGTTATATGGAGGATAGTTAGATGCTTGTGCTTTGAAAATCTTATCAAAGTAATCATCCATTCCAATGCTGTGCATATTAATCCTGTCCATCAATTGAGACAGATCTCCAGCATGATACTTCATGAGGTTACCCATTTGAAAAACTCCTTTTCTAGCAAGTTTAGTTGTGTGGACCCATTAAGGCATCCAGTACTAATTATAACACTTTCTATAAAAAGAGGAGTGTGGTTAACCCTCCTCCTGTTGTTTACCCTTTTTACCAATGTTATACTTCTGCTCCAGAGTCCACTCACCCTTATCTCTGTAAGGAAGGACTTTGATTTGATTAAGAGGTGCAATATCCATAATTGAATCTTCTTTCATTACTGAAATGAGACCCCAATCAGCAAGCAAGCGAGTAATACGATTCCTACGCTGAACATCGTTAATAGTAATGTTAGCGTACTTCCCATCAAGAGCAAAGAGCTCCTTAAAATGCACTATGTAATATTTACCCTGCTTGTGCAAAATATGACAGGATTGGTAAAGTTTCTTTTCCTTCCTAGAAGCTACACCAATTCTAGTAAGTGTTTCTCTTACTTTTAGGAAATCGTCTGGTTCATTGAGAACAATTTCAATCATTTTGTCCTGTGACCAATGAACCTGAGGTTCAGCAGTTTGAGTCATCTTTTACCACCAGTATCAAGTTTTTGTTTAATGTAGTCCAATTGTTCTTTTGATAAGATTTTCAGTGCTTGAGATGCTTTATCATTATTATAACCATAATAAGACTTGACAAACTCTAGATCTGAGACCTTTTCTTTGCGAACCCAAGGAGAGAATCTCTTTCTCTTTCTCAGAATATTTATATAAAAGTTAAATTGCATATCTTTGTCTAAGAAATGATACTTGTTCATCTCATTAACAAACAACACACAGTCAAGGTGTCCAGATAAACATCTGTTCACAATGTATGGTGGGTACTCTTTAATATGTTCAGTTAGATCTTCCTTAGTGAAGTTGACTGCATTCAACCAATCTTTCAGTTCCATAATTAATTAGCAAAAGTTCTTTCCTATCTTTCTGCTCACGCATATATTTACCAACAGATCTCAATGTATAAGTATGCTCAAACTCAGCAGTGCTCCAATTATCAAACCTGTTTTTTACCAATTGATCAGAGTTGTATGAGATGAGCATATCCATACTACAATCAGTGCAATCAAGGGCAAATTGATCATGATTAAATCCCTTGTGCATACTCCCTTTCTTTCCATAAAGACTGTCCTTAATAGCATATGGTGGATCAAGATAGATGAATGCTTTTCTTTCAGATGATTCATCTAGAAGTTCATCATAGGACAAATTTGTAATCTGCCAATCAGCAATAATCTTTTGAAACTCTGGAAGTCTTTCAATGCCCCTCATGGTAAAGTTGTTCTGAGATGCCATCTTAGAAAAGGAAGATGACTCAGTGAGACCTGAGAAGGAACATTTGTTCACAACATAGAAAGCACATGCTTTATCAAAATCAGACTTACTGTCATCATTAAGATGTTGCTTACATGAGTTAAAAAGCATCTTGCTTTTGTCAACTGTGTTATGAAATCTTTTAATAGTAGAGAGAAAATTACACATCTCCTTACCATTCTCTTGAAGTTGCTGCCAGAAAATATAAAGTGGTGTATAAAGATCATTTACCCAGATGTTTAGATTGGGATACATCTTAGACACCTGAATTGCTACAGAAGCACCTCCAAGAAATGGTTCACGATATTCCTTGTATCCTGTCAAATCAGGGATATGAGGAACAATTTTAGTAAGGGCACGTGACTTACCCCCAGGATAACGAAGAGGAGTTTTCAAAGATTTCATAATTTATCAATGAAGGTGAATTTCCCACGAGGGTGCAGGATACCAAAGGTAATTATCATAATACCTGTAGGGATAAACCATATGCATAAACGATTTGCCATGGTGTCCAGCATCTTTACCCCAGTGAGAGTGCTTATGCCAGTGACATATATCTTTCTTGGCATGACAATGGTAATGTTTATGGACACCAGTGCTAGGTCTGTGATAATGGTGATGTCTCTTGCCTAGTGCTGGACCATGTGCCAGGGCAGGAGAGGAAAACAGAAGGGCACTAGCTGCTGCTAGAAGGTATTTCATTTAGTTTCTCCAATACTTGATTAACAGAGTTTGACATTGTTCTAAAACCAGATCCAACATAAATCTGACCTACTACCACTGATATTGTGGCGATTCCCCAGAAAATATAATACCACTTTGATTTAACTTGAGCATGAAGTTTCATACCATCAATCTTTTGATGAATATCACGATGATGAAATCTAAGAGATTTGTCAATTAATTTGTCAATCTTCTTTTTCATTTGAATTCACACTCCACCATAATTTCAGTTAGACATGCCAGCATATTTATCTCTTGGTCTGCGACAAAACTGCTCTGATACTGATACTTAGCAATGATAAGGACAGCAGCAGCAACACCAGCACCTTCAAGGGATGTATAGCAAGCATCATAAACACTGCGCAGAAGTACAGTAGGATCATTATCCAGATTGTCAACGACCCACTTACGAACCTTAGGGAAATCTTTTTCTTTGAGGCATTTAAAGAGGTCATCAGTTTTAACATTGGAAAATGATGCAAGAATACCTGAGTCAATTTTACCACTGGATGAATATCTCTGCACTTCATTAAGAACACGTCTCCAATCAGGGAAGTGTTTCTTGATGAGTTCTACCAAGACCTTGTTATCATATTCAACACCTTCTGCATCCAAGATTTCTTGGAGACGTTTGAAGAAGTTTCCAGCGAGTAATTGCTTTTCTTTTCCTTTGAGGGCAAAGTCAATGACTGAACACCTGCTGTGAAGGGGTTGAATGATTTTGTTTTTGTAGTTGCAGGTGAAGATGAACCTGCAGTTTCCAATAAACTCCTCTGTAAACGCCCTAAGACAGAGTTGTACATCTGGGGTTGTGTTATCTGCCTCATCAATAATGATGACTTTGTGTTTGGCAGAAGAAGATAGCGATACAGTTGAAGCGAAGTTCTTTGCATTGTTACGTACAGTGTCTAGGAATCTACCCTCATCAGAACCATTAATGACATAGTAATCTGTACCCAGTTGCTCACAAAGTGCTTTTGCAACTGTGGTCTTACCACATCCTGGTGGTCCAGAGAGAAGAAGGTTAGGAACCTCCCCCTTATCTAGGAAATCAAGAAATGTTTTTTTAGTATTGTCAGGAAGAATACACTCTTCAATCTTCTTGGGGCGATATTTCTCAACCCACACAAATTCATCACGCATAATTAAAAAATCAATTTACTAAAACTAATTGCCAAAAGAAATGCCAGCATAATGACAACATCCCAAGATTTTGTTCTTACAAAGTAAGGGATTGAAATCATATCAGCAAAAAAGTGCAATACAACTCCAAGAGTTATATTAACATGAATAACAACAAAATAAGCAGTAATCACCAAGATACTGCCAGTTATTCTCATTGGCACATCAAAGTTAGTCATTCCAAAGGACGATTAAATTTACTAGAAACAATATCAGTTGCCTTCAATTGCTCTTGCATATATTCTACTGCCTTTTCTGGTTCTGCACTATCCCCACAGGTAAAAACATCACATACTGCCACGCCTTTCTCTGGCCAAGTGTGAATGGAAATATGACTCTCTGCTAGCATAGCAATACCAGTAACCCCCTGAGGGTCAAACTTATGAACTGCTAGATTAAGAAGAGTGGACTTAGATTCTTTTGTCACTCTATACAAAAGAATCCTAATGAACTCTTTATCATCAAGGAGTTCATACGGACAACCCTTAAGGGTAAAAAGAATGTGTTTCACTTTTTCATTCTTCCAGCAACAACTTTATGCCAAGGGGCATAAAGTGGACCATCATAGTCCTTCTTAACCAAAGGTGGAGTCTGGTTCCAGGGCAATGAAGTACGTAACATCAATGTTCTGGTTAGTAAATTTTGAAAGAAGTTTTTGAGAGACAACAACATCATAAGATCCAGGAACAATTTTCAGATTATCTTCCTTAAAGTTAAAGACAAATTCTTGATCTGTCTCACCAACAATAATAGAGAAGTCATTAGAAGTATCATTCTTCTTATCACGTGCAACCAGTTTGATCACACCTGCTTCACCAACAGCAGAAATATCAGGAAGTTGGTAGATAGATGCTGCTTTCTTGAGTTTCTCCAGTTGCTGACTGGTGAGAACAAAACAAACATCTTCAGTAGGAAGACTGATTGCTTTCTCAGGAGGAGCAACAATGACAGTGGGATCAGCAAAGAAATACTTAGATCGCATCTTGCCTTCTCTGATCATAACAAAGTCATTGCTCTTAAAGTCAAGTTCAGGACTTGCATGAAGTGACAGACCATTCAAGAACTGGTTCAAATCATAAATACCAAAATCTTTGGGAAATGATTCTTCAATAGTTGCTTCAGCAAGAATGTTCTTCATCACTGAGATAGAACGCAGTTTATTACCCTCCTTGAACAAAATAGATTGATTGATAGAAGAGAAGTTCTTCAGCAGATTGACAGTAGTTTCAGACAGTTTCATAGGATTACGAAGTTTCATCACTGAGGATAAGTTTCATTCTGTGCATTTTTATCATTAAAATGCATCAGAAGTACAGCATAATGCAAGATCTTCATAATGTCACGACGTGCAGTTCCTTTCTTATCATAGCGAGAGGCATACTTAAGGATATTGGATCTGCAAAATGCTTCACCATCACCACATGCTTCAATCAGATCCAAGGTTTGAATATTATCATCACCAGAGGAATAATGTTGGTTATAGGTTCTAACAATATAATCTTTCAGTTCTTCAAGGATCTTTTCTTCATTATATTTGTACTTTGAATTATTTTTCTCTTCTGGAACACTCAAGTTAAGTGTATCTGCACCATAGGTAGAGGTAAATGTAATGTGATCCTCTCCCAAACCCATATAATCTAGTTTCACTGTGTCAGCAGCATAAATGCCATCACCACTAAAATTAATGGTATCATCTGACATTGCACTTGGAAAAGGATTGCCTACCATACTAATTCCGTCATCCTCCCAAAAATTATCGTAGTCTTTACTAGTTGCTGTTTTAATCATAGGTTCATCTCCATAAAGTTCATCATGTAAAAGCGACCAAGCGTTTATCATAGATTATATCAAGCAGACTCCTGAGTGTCAACCATTTGGAATTCAGCATCCACCTTGTCATAGAGTTCAATGAAAGATGCTTTGGTCTCCTCATCAAAGCGATTGATGCAAACTTGAATTGCTTTCTCTTTGTTGTTAAAGATGCTGTAGGCACGAATGATGTGAACCAGACGACGTGTGCTGATAACATCCTCAATACCACCATCATAGAAGGTTTTGCGAATGATGTCTGCCCAGTCAACCAGGTGCTTGCAGAAGGCAGGAGCAACCACATTAAGGTCAGATGCAACACCCTCAAGAATCTTCTGCTCAGTAGCAGGAGAAGGATAAGACTGTTCAAAGGTAACTGGGAAACGCTCAAGGAATGCTTCATTCAACACATTGGTGCCAATAAAACGTCCATCATCAGAACCCTTACCTTTGGTATTTGCAGTAGCAAAGATTTGGAATCCTTCAGCAGGACTGATATATTGACCAGTCTTTTTCAGGAACAGACCTTTACCTTCAAGAATGGATTGGAGACAGAGGATTTTGTTTGAAGCAAGGTCAATCTCATCCAATAGCAGGATTGCTCCTCGTTGGAGTGCTTCAATGACAGGTCCATTATGCCATACAGTTTCCCCATTAACAAGACGAAACCCACCAATAAGATCATCTTCATCAGTTTCAATAGTGATGTTTACACGAATCAGTTCTTTGTTGAGTTGCGCACAAGCTTGTTCAATACAGAACGTTTTGCCATTGCCAGAGAGACCTGTAATGAACGTAGGATAGAAAAGATTGGACTTAATAATTTTTTTGATATCTGTGAAGTTACCAAAAGGGACGAAGGTATCATCTTTCTGGGGAATAAGGTTTTGTTTAATTACAGGAACAACCGCAGGTGCCTCATAGGACTGCTCAAGTTTTTCTTTAACAGTCAGATTCCACTTACCACGTCCAACCTTGTACTCATCAAGTTTCTTAGTGACAGTTTGATAGGTAGTGGCATTCATTGCACACCATGCACGGACATCAGCAGCAACTACTTCATTGCCATAGAGATTGGACAGGGAGGACAGGATGTATTCAGTGGAGAGTGCCATAGTGGTTTGTTTCAACAGATTAATTATAAAGGAGATATGGGAGTCCAGCACCCCCTAGCAGACAGTTCTAGAAGTGGTCAGGAAACCAGTTCCATGAACTTGCTCAGAACTTTTTTATTTAGTGCTTTGGTCTTTAAATTCTTAACAAATGCTGATTTGATTTTTGCTTTGGATGCACCATCCTCTACATCAAATTCAGCTTCTTGATTAAGAGAATTACTCTGCATTGCAAAGTAAGATGTATAACCAGTGTTCTTAATCTCATAATACTTCTGCTTCTTAATCTTCTTAAGAACATCATCAGAGACATGCTGATAGCTTCTAATGAATGTATTCATTTCCCTAGGAGCACAAAGACGAATACCAATAAAGTTGCAATCTTTGTTCTCTTCCATCAGGTTTTGAAGAAGAATTTTACTGAAGGTGTGGTATGCACGCTTAACCTGATAAGTATGTCCAGTCTTCCTGTTTCTAATGTAATCCATATCAGCAATTAGATGACGTGTGCCTTGTCCACCATAATAATTCTTCTTAGAAACCATCAAAGGATTTGCCTCACCATCAGTTAGAATAAAGCAATGAGTCTTCTGAAGACCATGCATTCTCTTAAAAGCAGGGATAATCTGAGTAAGTGCAATCAAAGTCTCATTAAGTGGAGTGCCAGACAGAGTAAACTCAGGAGGATAACTGTAAAAACAATAGTGCTGCATGGACCATACCAACCTGAACAGAGATTGCATCTGCTTTTCAATATCCTTTTTCTTCTCACGACTGGAGAAGAAATTCATCAATCTAAAGTCACCATTGATGAACAACTTATCATCCTCCCATATATCTTTTCTTTCTACCTCTTCATCATTCCTGATATAAGAATTAGTGAAGGCATAGACATCAAAGGGAATATTGCACTTGTTACAAAACCAGATGAGATTATAAAGTTGCTTGACTGTATCCAGAATACAATTACCCATGGAACCAGACCAGTCAAGGATAAAGATAAGACCATGGTTCTTACCATCAGGAAAAATTGTTACCTTCTTGAAAAGATCTTCATTGTACTTGTAGGTGTGCAGTTTGGTGCAGTCAAGAACACCAGTGCGTGCAGTGGCAGCACGTGCATAGGAGTCTGCTGCTTTCTTACACTCAAACTCCTTTACAAGGAAGTTGACTTCTTTCTGAGCAGACTTCTTGAATTTAGCATACTCAGAATCAACATGTGCATATGCCTTACTATCCTCCTTGAAACAAAATTCTTCTGACCAATCAAACTTAGACCTAATCTCAGAGAAAGAAACAATCAGATCATCAACATTGAATTCTGGCAGTTCATGATATCCAGTCTCATATTGACTATCAACATCAAGGTTTCCATTAAACTCTTCTTTGCGTTCCTCAAAGGTGCTGTCAGTAGTTACCTCAGGTTCAGGAATATTTTCCTCAGGTTCATCAGCAGACTCACGAAGCTCTGCTTCTTCAAGCATTTCCTCATGAGTCATCTCATCTGCACTATCAGACCCTTCAACATTCTGTGACTCTTGCTGCTCTGATTGACCACCAGGTTGTTGATTTGGACTAGGAGGAATCACAACAGGTTGTGACTCTTTCTGTGGTTTTCTACAGTATGCATACATGACCTTAGCTGCCTCAACAGCTTCATCAAAGGTCTCTGCATCAGCAATCTGTTCAATAATTACCTTTTCCTCATCAGTAAAGGTGATATCAAGGTGCTTACCAATCTTGAAGTAAAGGTTTGCTTTGTCTGCAAGATTCATACTATCAACATCTTCACCATCAAGGCAAAAGAAGTCCTCCTCTGCCAGTTCTTTGTAACCAGCGTTGAATGATTTGTGAAGACCAGGATATTTGCGTTTCATCAGTTTCTCAATGCGTGCATCTTCTGTCACATTGACAAACTGCTGAGGCACAGAGCCCTCAAATGACCAGTCATTGGGAGTAAAGAGAGCATGACCAACTTCATGACCCACAAGCATGTCATAAACACTGTTGGAAGCACGCTTCCACATGGGCAATGTCAGAACCCTTGTTTCAACATTAAACTGTGCAGTTGCAACAGGTTTGTTTTCAACAACCAGATCCTCAGTGGCAAGCAATTTTGCCAGTTGGGACTTGATTTCATAGTTGATTGCCATTGGGTCTCTTGCTTATGTGAATAGTCTACAGCATCCAGGTGGTCCTGAAACCCATTGCAACCACTTAATAAACTGGCACACGAACCAACCCCCTACACTTATTTAAGGTGCAGGGGGCTTTGGTGAGAAATCCTCTTTTAATTTGCTTCTAATCAGTTGTTAGGATGTGTCTGCAGAATCTCCTTGCTTGATGGTCCACTATACCACATTCTGAGATGCACTGGAAGTACTGGGAAACTTGGTCGTATTTTTCATCTTGAGTATCTTTTTGATCCCACTTCCAGGATGCTAGTTCATTATGTGATATCAAATTGTGCATAATGTCCTCCTCATTCACTATGAATATTTAGTCAGCGTATGCTAACTTCATGTAGTTCCTGTTACATTTAACTTTTTCTTTAAAAACTGCAATGCTTCTTTACGTTGCTTCAGTTTCACTGGTTTTAGATGAACCTTCTGTGCTTTTTTAGAATGATGCTGCCAATTTGGAACTTTCATGGTTCTATTCTGGAGAAATTGCCTTGTTTTTCAAACTTTATCACATTATCAAACTTATCTTCAAGTCCATCCTTGTGAGAGATAACAAAGATATTGGCATCTTTGATCACAAATCTGATAATCTTAAGAAACTCTTCTGTACCAAATCCATCAAGAGATGAATCAAAAACTTCATCCATGATCAGCAGATTAGTATTTACAGAATTCTTCATTCTTGCAATCTCTCTCCAGGTAAAGAGAAGTGCAAGGTCAATTCTCATCTTCTCTCCTTCTGAGAAAGATTGATAAGTAAAGTCTTCATGAATAGGTGATTCAATAGTCTCTGTAAATTCTTCATCAAGTTTAAAGTTGATGTAGAAGTCCATCATCTGCAAGTATTTATTTGCCTGTTGATTGATGATGGGAAGATACTTCTTGATAATTTGAGTTTTTACTCCTCCATCTTTAAGGAGATTGTAGGTAAAGTCAAGATAAGTTATCTTCTCTTTTTTCTCACTTATGGTTTCAAAGGTGTCCTGAAGGTTTTTTCTAAACTCTTCTAACTTTTCATGTTCAGTATTTCTGTTTTCAATTTGACTGGTAATTGTTTGAATTTCATGTTCCAGTCTTTTGATTTGTTTCTGACACCCATTGATGTGAGAATTGTTTTGAGTAATGCCATTGAGAAGTTTACTTAAGTCTCCTGAAATCTGTTGGAATTGGGACTCCCTCAACTCTTCATCTTTAATTGCCTGTTGGAGCTCAGTATACCCCTGTTGCAATTCAGATGCTTTATCTTGGGAGTCCTTAATTCTATTTAAACGAAATGTCTCTTCTATATTCTGTTCACAGGTAGGGCAAACCCTATTTTCTGTAAAGAACTTATGTTCTTTTACAATACCAGAAATCTTCTGTGATAGTTTACCCTTGATATTACCATATTCTCTAAGTTTAGATGTTGCACCTTCAAAACTTTTCAAAGATAGTTGAGATGCTTTTACTTCTTCATCAAGATATTCATTTTTCTTCATATACTCAGACATCTCATCCATCAAATTATTGATGGAATTATTTTTGATCTCAATATCATCTTTACTTTGATCTTCAATCTGTTGGATAAAGTTCTTCTGCATGTCAACTTTATCTTTGAGATTGTCTTTCTTCAATTCAAGAGTTTTGATTTCATCTTTAACCAAACGCAATCTACCTTTTACAATCTCATTCATAGAGGAGAAGATCTTGATATCCAATAGATCTTCTACAACCTCTCTCCTGCTATTTGTAGGAAGTTGCATGAAAGGAACAAAAGAACTACTACCCAGAATTACAATCTGAGTAAAAGATTTGTAGTTCATCTTTAAGACATTCTGTTCTAACCACTTCTGCTGGTCAATAGCAGAAGAATTCTGGTTCAGTTCTTCACCATCTCTATAGATCTTGAAGATATTTGGTTTAATTCCTCTCTCTACCCTCCACTCAATACTATTGACAGTAAACTCAATCTCTACAAAACAATTTTTTTCATTCGTAGTATTGATAAGTTGACCCTTATTGATCTTTCTAAAGGATTTACCATACAATGAGAATGTGAGTGCATCTAAGATAGTAGACTTACCAGCACCATTTGTTCCAATGATGAGAGAATTATTATCAGTATCAAGTGATACTGATGTAGGGTGCTGTCCCGTAGAAAGAAAGTTCTTCCAGGTAATAGTCTTAAAGGTTAGCATCAGTTTTATCTGGCGGAATCACAATGTCATTTTTTGAAATGATAGCATACCTGTGACCATGTGTCTCACAAGTATGAATCATTAGGTCGCTTTCAATCTCAATCACATGCATTAGAGGATAATCCATTTCTTCTAACTGCATTGAATATCTCATAGCATCATCTTGTTCTTCAAAGATGTAGAGAACCTTTTCTCCATCATCATCTACTACAGAATATGCACCTTCCTTCTCCTTTCCTGCTACTGTAATTATATACATTACACTAACTCACATGCTTCTTCATAGACATCCTTGATGAGAGATTGAACCACTGATTTATCAAGCGAGAACTCTGTCTCTTCAATATATCTATTCAAAATAGAGAAGGTATCTTCTGTCTCTACATCTGGATTCTCAGTAAAATATCCATTGTTGAAATCATAACTCTCAACAATCTTCAGATCAGCAACCTTTGTCTCATAGATTTTATCTACAAATTTTTCAAAGTTTGTAAGATCATTTTTTGACTTGACAATAATTTTTACAATCTTATTGTGATAAGGAGATGCATCAAACATCTGATAGGGGGTATCTTCATAATAGATGTTATGGAACAACTTGTATGGATTGTTGACATATTCAAACTCCATATCATCTGTATCTAAGATGATAAATCCTCTTTCATCATTGACATCATTCCAGAACATCTCATAGGGATTGCCTATGTAGAAGATTCTTCCATCATCTGATCTTGTATGGTAATGACCCGAAAATACCCTGTTGAACTTCTGATATAGTTCGCTCTCCATACCATGGTCCATGACGAGTCCTTTATGAGGTTTAAATCCATTGAGTTCAAGGTGCCCCATCGCGTAGTGGCAAGTTGAATTTTCAATAAATTTAAAAGTCTGTTCTTGATTTTGTTCATTGATCCAAGGAATAAAAAGGATAGGTGTTTTGTCAACAATTACCTCAGTTGCTTCTGAATATGTTACCACATTGTCATATTCATTGAGGAGAAGATCAATAGAGTTAATGTTGTTGGTGTTTTTGTAGTAGGCATCATGATTGCCCACCATAAGGTGCATATTAATATTTTTCTCTTTGAGAGGATCAAACACTACTCTCTTTGCCCAATCAAGTGATTTGAATTCAATGCCCTTTCTACTATCAAAGGCATCACCCATATGAATAACAGTGGTGATGCCCTCTTTGTCTAGTGTAGGAAAGAATACATCATTATAAAATTTTTCAAAAAAGTCATGAAAAAGTTTAGAACCTTTTCTTGCACCATAATGTGTATCAGTGATAACTGCTACTCGCATCAGTTCCTCAACTTACTATGGACAGCATCCTTGATACTATTGTAGTCTGAATAATTACTTGAGTCAAGGTCATTAGAATCAAAGACCTCATCAAAGTTAGTCTTTTCTAAAATCTTGTTCTTGATTTCAAGTTGCTTCTTTTCTTGTTGAATCCTTCTCAAAAATGCATAGTAGATAATTTGAGTAAAATAAGCAAAAGGATTTTTAGACTTCTCTGGATTGAAGTTATGAATATATCTTACACAGTTCTCAATGCCATCACAAATCATGTCATCTTTGAACATGTAGTTCACAAAGTTTGGTTTGTATGACAGATGGTTAGCAATCTTCAGGAAGCATTCACCAATATACCTAGGAATCTGTGGTTTAGGATTGCCTTTTTCCTTTGCTCTCTCAACATCAATGGCATACTGTTCTAGGGCAGCCAAGAAATCTTTATTGTTAACATAGTGCTCTGATTTCTTAGGTCTTGCCATAGTAGTATAAGAGAAGGGCATAATTATCATTTATCTACTGGAATTATTATAACAGCAAAACAAAACATTGACAAGGATACACTTTACCAGTAGACTAGGTTTGTTGCCTTTGAAAGATGAGCTTTAGCTAGATTTATAGAGTTTCTCTAAAACCTCCTTAGCATCTTGCACTGAGGAGAGATATCCCATCCTCCTATCTATCTGAGTATGATTACCTTTATGCATCTTTCTTATATACTCTTGATAATATAAAATCATCTCAATGTCTTCTGATTCAGACATAGTAAGAACATCATCCATATTGACCAGGAACATATCTTCAGAGGTTGACTTCAACCAAGGTTCAAACTTATGACCTACAACTGTTCCTCTTAACTTTACTTCTTCAACCACAATAGGGTTTGAAACAAGAAGCATGGTTCTATCTTCTTCTACTTCTGCTGCTACCTTTGCAAAGATTTCATCTCCGCCTTTGAACTTGATTGTACAATAGAAATCATCTTCTAGCATACACTCCCTCCTAGTCTTTTATGTTGACTGATATAATGTCATAATTGAATTGCTCTTGAACATAAATTTTCACTCTCTCAATAAAATGATTCAGTGTATAATTCTTTCTTGATCCTGAAGTTAGATCATCAGCAATATCATATAGTTTTGCTTTCACTTTGTTTTTGCCTTTTCTTAGGACTCTACCAATACTCTGTAAGTTACGAATACGAGATTTGGATGGAGAGGCAAAGATTACATTGTGTAGATTCTTAATATTGATTCCTGTACTGAATGTTCCATAAGAAGCAACAATGATTGCATCATTCTGTTGCTCTGTAATTTTTCTTACTTGCTCTCTTTCTTCAGCATCTACACCACCATGAATGAAGAAAACTTTTCTTCCTTCTGTGACTTTTTTATTTATCATTTCGTAAAGTATGGCACCATGAGATTCAACTCTACTGTACAAGATGAGTGAGTTGCCTTTTAAATCTAAAGCAAGATTAGTGATAAATTTGTTTCTTTTTTCATGACCAATCAAAAATTGAATTTCATCTTCATAAGTATCAAACTTCTTTGGTTTGTACTTTAATACAAGACACTGAATATCAAGAGTGGCAAGATGACCTTGATCAATCAATTTCTTGGTTTGAGTGACCTTGTATGATGGACCAAACAGTCCCTCTAAGACCCACTTATGGGTTTGTGTGCCATCTAAAGTGCCTGTAAACCCATATCTATACTTAGCATGGTGTAATTTGTCCATGATACCCACAAGAGACTTACTCTTAAAAAGGTGTGCCTCATCACCAATCACCACATCATACTCCTCAAAAAACTTTCTATCTAATTGATAAACAGATTGCCAAGTAGTGATAGTCACCTCATTTGTATTGATTCTTTCTCTACCTGCATAGATTCTATGACAATGGTTCTCTGCATCCCATCCATAGTCTTGGAAGTCTTTGAACATCTGTTCTACAAGAGATGTGGTAGGAACCACAAGCAGAATCTTTCTGCCAGCATTGACATGAAATCTTACGATAGTATAAATCATGAATGACTTACCAGATGCTGTTGGTGAAATCAACAACTTTCTGTTATATTTCAATGCATCATGAACAGCATCAATCTGATAGTCTCTGGGTTTAAGGGGTGTTATTGCTTTCATGAAATCCTTTACACCCTCCTCTGAAATCATGTCATTGACTTCAAAGGGAGGACCATAGAATTTATTGTCTTCAAACTCATATGAGTATCCTGACTGCTCACAGAAAGCAACAACTTTATCAAGAAGACCCACATAGATCCTCTTGGTTTTCATATTAAAAAGATGCACATATCCATCCCAATACTTACTTCTGTACTGGGGCATGAATTTTTTGTTGGGAACTTCAAAAGTAAATCTATCTCTTAACTCATACTCAATATGAGGTTCTGTTTTTACTTGTAGATAGACTTCATTTATCTTTTGAATAGTCAAATCTGCCATGATAAAACATTCACCTGACAGTATTTATTCAGGTTTTGAAAAACTGTGCTCCAGAATAATTCTATAGAAATGATCTCTCATTGCTTGAAGATCTTCCTGCTCTTCTGGAGGACCCCCAGACCATTTATCTACAGCTTGTTTCAGACCCTTATGGATGATACGAACTGCTTGAATTGGCAATTCTATATGGTAATAGTCTTCTTCCATTAACCTAACCCTGAGGTGAAACGCATGAATTCTATTGAATTTTTTATTTGGTAGGTTCTATTAGTTATCTGTTTAAGTATTTCTTCAAGATAAGATAACATTGTTTCATAGTAATCAATCTTTAATGAGATTTCTGAGAGTTTCTCATCTGCATCCAAATATTTTTGCATGGTTTCCTTATCTCTAATTTTTTTAGGGAATGGATTCTCCAGGTAAACATCAGGATCTGCTTTTCCAGCAAAATACTCATACCTTTCGTGTCTTATGTTTTTTCTTTGTTGTTCTGCTTTCTTTCTAAGTAAGTATATGTTATTGTAAATTTCATAATATTTGGAGTGTAGAATAGGAATGTTCAATGACTCAGTATGTAAATTATCTGGGTCCATTTTTGCATCCTTTTCCCACATCTCCTGAATTTTATCAAGAGTGATCATGCTAATCCAGTGCCTTTAACTATAGTATAGTTCAAATACTTAAATGAGACTTCAGCAGTAAAGTACTCTGTATCAGAAAGCGTAGCATCAAATTGTATTGTTGACAAGGAATAAGGGAACAAATCTTGGAATTTTACTTTGAAATTCTCATGTTGCATGGCATCAAGAATAATAAGAGTGCCATCAGAATATAAATTCATTGTTTTTGTGGTTCCATCTCTTGTGGTTCCAACTTTCTGGTTTTGTAAGTCATAAATTTCTTCTAAACTTTCAGGGAAACCAAGACCCCTAATCCAGTTTTGAATTTCTTGATAATTTTGAAGATCTTCATCCACTAAGAATCTAAGAGTAAGATCCTCAAAATCTATGATTTCTCCTGGAAGGTCAATATCCTTAAGACCAGGAGTTGTTTGAGTGGTAGTTCTCAGAGTAATACTAGGAATATTCACTGAATTACCAAAGAACGTCACTTTGGGTGCTCTAGCAACTTGGAATCTAAAACTCTGAGGTTGCAAGAAATTCCTGTTCTGAAGATCATTTCTTGCCAAAGAAGCAACTGTGCTTCTAGTTGCTTGTCTTGTTCTTACTTCTGATCTTGAAGCCATAATGTTTTTGACTATTTATCCTTATAATAAAAAAGGCACCCCTTTTGGGGTGCCTGTAATCCCAGATATGGGGAAGAATCACATGAGGTTCTTGACCAGGACTCTTCTGTAGTATCTGTTGCTGTTAACTCTGAGTCTACCAAGACCCTGAGTGGTGCCTTCAGCGAAGGGGTTAGCAACCAAACCATATCTGGTCTTGAAGCCAATCTTAGGCTGGAAGGTGTTCTCTCCAACTGCACGTACCATCTGCAGAGGTACATATGGGCAGTAGAAAAGACCAGCATCATAAGGGGAGGAACCCTTATAACCAACAACATAGTACTGGTTACCAGAGTTGCTAGCAGTGTTGTTAGCAGCCAGGTTAGCAGAATATGGGTCAATGTAAACTCTGAACTTACCATTGATGGTTCCAGCAAAGGTGTTGCCAGTGTCATCAACATTCAGGTTTGCATTCAGGGCAGGGGTATAATCCAGGATACCAGCCATGGTCAGTGCAGATGCTACATCAGCAGAGCACATGACAATGTTGCCCTTTCCTCTTCTTGTTCTTTGAGCGATTGCATTAGCATCTCTCTCAATTTGGAACAGAAGACCCTTGAACTTCTCAACAGACCATCTACCATTGGAGTCAACATCCAGGTCAAACTGACCAGCAGTTGCTACATTGGAGACAGCGCCTTGCTCAGCAGACTTGTAGATAGTTCTGATAACTTCTCTGTTGATCTCAGCAAGGATCTCAGTGGAGAGAATGTTAGCAAGTTCTGCTTCAGCATTCAGACCATGAATTGCCTTCAGGTCTTGTGCCAGTTCCAAGGAGTACTCAGCTTTGAGTGCTCTGGACTTAGCAGTTACAGTGACTTTCTCAATAGAGAAGGCCATCTCATTGAACTGATTGCCTGTGCCATTACCCAGGTTCTCAGCATCACCAGTTGCCATGCCCTGACCAACATTGTAGCCAGTGGATGAGGCAGTACCAACAGGGTTCAGAACTGAGGGGTTTGTGCCAGACTGTGCGGTTGTACCCAGACCAGCAGTGACATCAGCCATGCCGCCTGTGAGGTTGAATCCATCATCCTGGCCAGAGAAGGCAGAATCAGGCTCATTATAGAATGACTCAGTGCCAGATTGACCTTCATATCTGGAGCGCATTGCAAAGATCAGTCCAGTAGGACCAGACATTGGCTGAACACCAGCCAGATCATATGCAACCAGGTTAGGCATTGCACGTCTGATCAGAGAGATCAGAACAGGGTCAAAACCAGCAACAGGACCAGAGGCAGTGGCATTAGCACCAAAGCCAGCTGTAGTAGCAGGGTTACCAGTTGGTTGACCAGCAGCATTGCCAGACATTGTAGGTGTTTCCATCAGGTTGATACCCTGAGAGAAAGCAGCCTCTTCTCTTAAAAACTTTTCTTGGTTTTCGAGCAGGACAGCAGTAACAGCTCTTCTGTGTGAATCCTTGATTCCATCAAGACCTTCATAGTCCAGGAGAGGTGCCCACTTTTCCTGCAGATGCTCAGATTGGAACATTTGCTTTTACCTAAAGGGGATAGTTTACAGTTTGAATTAATGTTGAATTCAGTTTTGCTTGAAAGCACCCAGAGATCTCAGATAGGTCTCCATAGTGGGAGATGTAGCAGCATCAGTGATGTCTACACCTTCAGAAAGAGTCTGAGTAGATTGGGTCTTTGCAGCAGGAGCTGTTCTGGAGAAGTATGACTCCCTCAGAGTTTCCAGCTTTTCACGATATTCTTCTTCACTTTCAAACTCCACACTTTCAGCAAGTGAGGCGAGCTTCTCCTTCTGGGTCTCTGCAAGACCTGAAGAAACTTGAGTAAGAACATCTTGAGCAGAAGACTCAGCGAGTCTCTTGTTCAGACCAATGTTCTTATCAATTTGCTCATTGAGCTTGGTCTCCATTTCATCAAGTTTTTCTACCATGCTTTCCAGCACATCATATTTATCTTCAGGGATAGTTACATAATGTTCTTCAAAAAGATCCTTCATTCCTGAGAGGAAGCTCTCAGTCATTTCAGATTTAATTCCATGTTCTACAGCCAACTCATTCTCAGTCATCCACTCTTCGCAGACATACTCAAGATATGAGTCAACTCTTTCAACCAGAGAGGTCTTAAGTTCTTCCTTAGCCTCTTCCAGTTGAGCACCATATTGTGCTTCCAGGGATTCCTGGATTTCTTTTACTTTTGAATTCAGAGCAGCTTCAAAGACAACCTTTGCTTTTTCTCTGAACTCCTCAGAGAGTTCTTCACCACCAAGGAGAGCATTGACATCTTCATCCATGTCATATACTTCTTCAGTTGTTTCTTCTGATTCAGCAACTACTTCTTCAGTAGAAACTTCCTCTTCTTCTACAACTTCCTCAGTTGTTTCTGTTTCTTCTTTAGACATTTTCTGCATAGCATCTGCACTCTTAGCACCCTTGTTGACTACATCAGCAACAGTTTTAATTTTTGGTTCTTTAAGTTTAGCAGAATCATTATCTGGTTTATAGTTCTCAGGTGAAGGACCACCAAGATCCTCATAAGAACCAGCTATAGAAGAATCCATTGGGTCTCCAGCCTTAGCACCAGAGTTTACCGCAGTTTTGGATTGCTGTGTCTTTACTTCCATTTCTTGTAGATCTCCACGAGACATTTTGAAACTCTCCGATTGCCTGTTTTAAACTATATTTATTTATAAATTAAAACCTTTTATATCAAAGGCTATTGAGGAAGTTATTGAAAACTTCCAGTTTTTGTTCATCCAGTTGTTTCTGATCAACTAAAGTATTGATCTCTTTGTATGTTTTAGCAGCAAGTTGTTCTCTAAGAACACCACCATCCCATACCCATTCTTTACCTTCCATTATTCCTTCAACAAAAGCATCAGGAGCAGAAGGATCAGCAACAATGTCAGCAGCAGTTGCCAACATGAAGTCATCACCTACAATGTTTACTCCCTCTCTGGTAGGTTTCAAAGAACCAATACCTCTGGATGAAACACCCAGTTTTACACCCTCATCAATAAGGGATTGTGCAATCTTACCCATTGGTGTGCTCAGGAGTTTAGCTTTACCAATGAAGTTTGAACCACTTTCTCTGAGTGATACAATCTTGTGGGATACTCTGTCAAGATTTACAGTGGGACCTTCTGGATGACCCAGTTCTCCCAATGCTCTTCCTGACTTGACATGATTTTCATTATATCTTTGAACTTCCTTTCTCAGGACGCTCATAGGATACATTCTTCCATTTCTATTTTGAAGGTCTCCTTGTAGAAAGATACCTTCAATAAACATTGACTTCTTTCCACCAACAGATTCTACAATGAAGTCAACAGATTCTATTTCTTCTCTGATTAGTTTCATTTGTGACCTCAGGAGACTTGAACTTGTTGTACGAACGCTTTACCACTGCTGGCAGAGGTTCTAAGTGATACTTTAAATGACCTTCTCAGGTCAGCATATGGACCAGCAAATGCAGTTACAATGCCAGAAGAGTTGTGATTAACAACAATTCTTGTGTTAAAATAACCATTAAAACCAGGTGTATTATCAATTGAATCTATAGTTTTATGACTAAAGTTATAATAGGACTGACTGCCATTGACAGTGAGAGTAACTGCATCACCAACTGAAAAAGGTGATCCTGTTCCTTCAGGAAAATCAAGAGTTGTTGTTGTACCAGTGGTAATACCAACTACTCTCTGAGATGCTACGGGACCAAGACTGATTTTTTCATCACCACCAGATGTACCAACATAGATGTCACTAGTGGTAGCAGTTGGATTAGCGCCAACTGCAACATGCACTCCAGCAGTTTCTGCAACAATTCTGAGGGTATCAGTTTGTTGAGAAATTGCAGTGGTTGATGATGGTGAAGTACCAGTGGTTATTGTTTGATTAGACCCAACTGCCTTTAGTGCGCTTGCCATTACTTTTAATTACAACAGACCTGTTAATGTATTTAGTTCTCTTCTTGTTCTGGTGATTCAACCTCAGCAGAAGCTTCTGGTTGTAAATCTTCACCATCAAATACACTATTCATAATTCCAGGAGTTGCAGTTTGAACTTTTTCTGCAGTTCTGGCATAAAGCATGTCTTTGATGGTATCACTAATTTGTGTTGGTGATTCATCTTTCACCAAAAGATCCATTAATTCTTCCATGTTGTATAAGTTACAATAAATTTATTTATATTTCTCCACCACTGGGGGTTTCAAACTTTGTTTCATCTACTTCTGGTGCTTGGGGAGTTGCACCCATTAAACCACCTGTTGTATCACCAGGTTCTGATGGCATTGGTTGACCAGTTGCTGGATCAACAGGCATTGCACTTGGATCAGGGATAACACCATCTTTGATCTCCTTTTTAATCAATGCATCTTGCTCCTCAATCTCAATGTCAGTTTGACGTAAGATCTTACGTCTTACATAATCATTAGAGTAATACTTACCAACATAAGGTTCAGCAAGTGAAGCAAGATTAAGTCTTTCAGTGGTAAGTTCTGCCTCTTTTAGTTCTGCAAAGTGATTGTCATAGAGGAAGTCATATTGAATATGATCAGACATCAACTCCCAATCCTCAGGAGTCACAACATTTTTGAGGATAAGTTGTGTTTTAAGAAGATCCTGGAACATATGAGAGAATCTCTTTCTCATTCTTCCAACAAACTTAGAGAACTTGATTTCATCTCTCAGGATTTCAGATGATCTGCCCAATGAGAAACCACCTTCTCCCTGAATTCTTGTTTCAGGAACATTCAGTGATCTATAAAGTTTCTTCTGGAAATAGTTGATATCAGTGATCTCACCAAGGTTTTGACCACCAGGAAGTGTAGTGATTTCAGTGCCTCTGCCACCTTCTCTTCTGGGTAACCAAAAGTCCTCCATCATGGACATGTGTTTTTTATCATCTCTGACTTCACCAGTGTTTGCATCATAGACTAACTTATTTCTATAACGCATCATTACATCTCTAAGATATTGTTCTGCCTTAATTTTAGGTAGATTGCCAACATCAATGTAGAAGATTCTTCTTTCAGGTGCTCTTGAAAGTCTGTAGATAACAAGAGAATCCTCAATCATCATCAATTGATTTAGAGGTTTAATTGCTTTGTGTAACCAAGAAAGTGTTGATCCCTTGTTTCTATCAACAAGTCCAGAAGTACAATAACAGATAGAATCTCTGGTAAGTTTTACACCACCACTTGATTGTTGTGTTCCATATCCAGTTTTTTTACCACCATCAACATAAACAAAATATTCCTCAATGGGTGGAAACTGAAATTGGTCAGTAGATCTTTCCTGTCTTTGAAAAACACCATCACCTTTCTTTTGAACAATTTGACGTACATAACGCATCTTAGATGCATCAATGTATCTCAGTTCTTGAATACCAGATTCTGGATTCTTTTGATCAATTACTTTATTGTAATACAATCTTCCATCAATATACCAATTTCTGAAAATTTCATGTGCCTTAGTATCAAAATCAAGAAGATCAAGAATATATCTAAACTCTTCTCTAATTTTTTTCTTAATGCCATCACTAGCATTCAAGTTTGACAGTTCAATCTCTACAGGAGAATCATTAGTATCAGAAACAATTGCTTCATTTACAATGTCTTCAATAGCACTATCACATTCAGGATATAATGACATAGATCTATATCTTCTGATAAGATCATTTTCATTCTTATAGATTCCTTCTATATCTACATAAGATCCAAAAAAACCAGAGCTAATATAGTTCTCAGATCCATCCTGGTCATTAGGAGGGACTGGAGATACTAGCCCTGGCGGTTGCTTCTCACCATCTTCAATTGAGAAACCAAATAATCTTGCCATTATTATATACTAGGAGTCTGTGCTCCTAGTATTTATCAACTTAGAATATCACTTAAATGTTGGAGTTGATCCTCCATCACTTCTGCCATCTTCAGCAACACCAATTCTGAAGTCCTGAACCTGGAAGGTTACAGTAAATTCTTCAATGGTATCAGTTGAATCATAACTCAGATCAATGGCACCAACTTCAGTTGGGAAGATTCCAGTGAACTTATAAGATCTCAGAACCTGCTGACTTTTGTTGCTCTGTGCGTGTGAGGTTGAATTTCTTGCATTACCTCTACCCAGTTGAGCAATGTAGGCATTTGCCATGTATGAAGAAGGATTAGTAACGCCTGTAGCATGTGACAGGTCATTAATTGTGTTCATCCAACCTTCAAAAGCACTTCTCAGATTAAAGTCTTCATCATTGATGATGGTGACTGTCCAAGGTTCAAAGGTTCTATCGCCAGCAACTTTCAGAATTCTACCTCTAAAAGGAACTGGAATTTCAGCAACAGTTGAGGCAGGAAGTTGAGCAGCCTTACAAAGGAATCTAAAGTCCTTTTTTGCTGTATCATTCCAGAGTGTTCCTGCACCTGAAATACCAGATGGGAATGAAGGAATAGAAGCCTCAAATAAATTGGGGCGAGCACCCCCACCTCTCAATCTGTTCTTGAATTGATTAAGATTTTTTGTGTTAATGTTTGCCATTTGTGTTACCTCTTTGTGTTATGACTACTTGTAATAAATCAGGTTCCAGTAACTTCAGAGAAGCTAATTCCACCTCTTGTAGCAACAAAGGTAAGAGTTACAAAGTTGATTGATCTTGCAGGTTGAATGAAGATATCAGCTCTAAACTCATTGTTGTCAACAATATCAGGAGTATTGTTTGTTTCATCACAAATGACTCTAAAGTCCTCAATTCCTCTCTGGGCCTGAATATCAGTCAGGAAAGGTTCAACAATATTAATGAAGTTTGCTCTGGTTTCAGCATCATTCAGTTCAAAGAGTTGATCATTTGCAGCATTTTCAAGCGCTTGCTCAACTGTCAAGAACAGTCTTCTAACATTAATTCTGTCAAAAGCAGACTTGTAACTAAGAGCAGTCTTGTCACCAAAGAGAATAGCACCAGCAGCATTTTGGTTAATGATGGGGTTAATTCTTGCTTTGTAGAGTTGATCTCTTTGTGTTTTGTTGGGATTATATGCCAACTTAACAACATTATTTAAAGTTCCTCTTGCTTGCCCAGCAGGTGAGAACCAAGGAAGATAAACAGTGTTGTTTCTTGCCATGATACCACCAATATCACCATTCAGAGGAATGTATCTAAATTCATTATTAAATCTGTCATAAACATACTTAAAACCACTGTCAAGAACAGCAAAAGAAGAAGAACTAATCTGAGAATAGAAGTTCAGAATGTTATTTGTGGCAGTAGTAGAATTAGTAACATTCACAACATTAGTTCTATGTGGAGAAATTACTGCTTGACAATCTTTTCTTTGCTCAGCAATAGAAATCAGAAGGTTTGCCTTGGATTGTGTTGAAAGTTCATCATTCATTGATGATCCCATTAACAGGAAGTCAATATTAATTTCATCTTTGTTTTCAAAGAATTTGAAACCAGTTAAGACATCACCAAGTGTAGGTGCCATTCCACCACTTGCACCATAATCACCACCACCAACAAGAGAGTAAGTAACATTACCAAGAACATTAAATGTAACTCCTTGTGCATTAAGTCCCCAAGCACCATTACCAGTGGTAATTTTAGTATATCCTGAGGAGAATCCACTTGCCTGAGGAGTAAGTCCTCTTACAGTATCATTGGTTGTACCAGCATTAGCACCAGCAAAGATATATGATGAATTGTTTGCAAGGTAGTTCTTGTAGTAATTTCTGACTGGAGCATTTCCATCTTCTTCACCATCAAGTGCCTTAGATAAGAAGAAGTTAGTCTCAAGAATATTACCCTGAACACCAGTTACTGTTCCAAAATCATCAACAACTGCAATATGCATTGCATCATTCTTTGCATTTCTTGAAGCAGCAAAGTTATTCGTTACAGGTCTGGGGGCAAGATTCTTCCAGAAGACAGTGGAATTTGTCAGACCCAGAGTCTGTTGATCATACCAGTCAACAGCAGTTGCTGCAGATATTGTGCTAACATCATTACCAGAATTATCTACAAATGTCAGAGTATCAGTAGCTTCAATTGATCTTCCAGGATTACCTACCTGATAAGTAATAGGATACTCAGTTCCAGAATCAGTTGCCATTCCAGAAACTCTGGAGACAATTTTTACATCAATAGTGCTCTTCTGATTGGAGGTAGAATCAGTGGTAATACCAGTGATAATACCCTTCAGGTAACCAGTGAAGGATGAAGTTGTTCCAGCACCAGGTGTATTTACTCCAGACAGTTGAACAGTTACACCAAATCCAACAGTTGCACCAGCACCAACAGGACTTGTGGTTGTAATTCCAATTGTTTGGTCTGCAAAGTTATCAATTGTGCAGACTTTGAGGTTAGTATTTACTTCACCTGCTTCTCTTGATGCATAGAACCAATCAGTTGCAGATGAATAATTTGCCTCATAATCATCATAGTTTTTAATTTTTACATCAGTGGATGCTATGGATACACCAGCATTAGCATTCTTCAGATTTGAACCATCAATTCTAACTACTTGAAGAGCTCCACCATATGAAAGGAATTCAGATGCAACCATCCAATCTTCATAGTGATTGTCATTGCTTTGGGGTTTACCAAAGACATTGACAAGTTGACTCTGACTTGTAATCAGAACTGTCTCTTCAATAGGACCACTTTTGAATGGTGCAGCAATAGCACCAATATTATCAAGAACATTATCAGCTCTACCAACTGTAAGGTCAATTTCCCTGACCAATACGCCTGGAGATAATTGAGGAGTTGCCATTTAATAATTCTCCTTAAGTTCTCAGATTGACTAAAAATATTTATTGTTTTCAAGTGTTTCAGTGGGGAAACATGAAGTGAACTACCAATCTGGGTAAACATCATGGTTGTACTTGACCCTCTTTCTTATAACTCTCTCTTTACAGCACTCTTTACATTCATATGAATATGATGAAGAAACTGGTCCTCTATCTTTTCTTGTTCTGTAAAATCCATCTACAAGATTTTTCTCCTCACCACAGACTCTACATTTTCTTATATCAAGCAGTAGATGACCTAGATTAAATTGCTCATCAAAATCCATTATTTTTCTGCTGCGTATAGTGCAAATGTTGATGTTGTAATGACAGTCATCATGTTAGCAATGTGTTGTTTAGTATCAGAATCACATTTATTAACCATAGGAAGAAAGCATCCAACTATTGTTACTCCAACTATGGATAGTTGAAAAAAGATAACAACTTTTATTAAATTAATAACTTGATATTTGGTATCCATTATCTGTAGTCCCACATATAAGACATATCACCATACTCATCAGTAAACCATCTATCACCTTCATCATCCACAAATGATGAGTCACTAAGACCATCATTGATAAAACCAAAAGGTGCCATATCCTGTTCTATTTGATTCTTCTGCTCATCATATAATCTTTTTCTTACATCCTGATCAGTCAGTTCTTTAAAATAATCCTGTGCTACTAACCAAGCATAGATGACCAAACACATGGCAAGATCATCATTACATCCTTCTTCTGCCTCAAATGAATTATGTTTAGAAACAAAGGTTGTGAGCTCTGAGATAATCTCATAGTCATTGATGAATAATTTATCTTCTTCAATCAATGTCTTAAGATTCAAAGAACCCACTTTTTTAACTGTTTTGGACATTTTCAATCCAAGTTGGGTTTTTGCTCCTGAGAATCCTTGTCCAACAATCTGTCCTGCTCTTCCTCTCATTGAGCACATAAGTAAGTTTTGATATTCCAAGTCATACTGAAGAATACTTGCTACCTGATCTCCAATATCATTTACTTCACACAATACAAATGCTTCATTATATTTTCTTGCTACCTCCCAAATAACATTTGGAAAAAGCATTGGTTTAATAGTATTGTTTCTATATTTTGCCACTACCCTATGTGGAAACTTTGTGATATCTGTGACAATAAATGCAGAGTAATCATTACCAACTCCTCTTGCTACGTCAACAGACATTACATAGTCATGCTTTTTCTTTGGTGATTCATATATATCCAATCCAGCACTTTTTTGAATGGGATTGTCATAGATAAGTGTCTTAAGTTTACTAGGAGCGATCAGTGTATCAACAGAACCAAGAAACTCACATTCAAACTCAATCTTGAATTGTTGTTCAGAAGTGTTCTTAATGGTCTGCTTTTTCCACTTTTCATCTCTACCAGGCACTTCAGACCAGTGAACATCTGTAGGAATATAATCATTAACTCCATTCTCAGCATCATGCCACATTCTATAAAAGTGATTCATGCCATGAGGCGTTGAGACTATGATGACTTTTGTGCTTTTACCAGAAGTAATAGTAGGATAAACAGATGCAAAGAAGGCATCAGCAATGTGATTTGGAACGAACGCGAATTCGTCCAGGAAGAGGATATTGAACGACATGCCTCTGACAGCACTTGCAGATGTAGAAGCTGCCAATATCTTACTGCCATTTTCTAACTCCAATGAACCTTTGTTCCATGATAGAATACCCTGTTGCATCCACTTAGGCAAGTTCTCATAAGCAATCTGTAACCTACTTAAAAGTTCTCTAGCGGTGCTAGCCTTGTTAGCGAGGATGCCAATATTAACACTGTCATTAAAGACAACATGGTGAAGCAGAAAAGAAATAACAGTCGTGCTTTTGCCAGTCTGTCTTGGCATTTTGCAGATGTTAAACCTATTCTGATAAAAATTGTTGATAAGTCTTTCTTGAAATTCATAGGTCTTAAATGGTTGCAGACCATGATCAAGAGTCACAATCTTTACATAGTTTTGGGCAAAGTAGACAGGATTATCCTTACACTTCAAATACTCTTGAATATTCTCTTGAGTAAACTCAATTTGAGTATTTGCTTTTTTTAAATTAGGATTACCAAGATAAATTTCACTCATAAATCAATCAGCAATTCCAAGCTCTAAGGGACTTATTAATTCTGCTATCAGGATCATTAGCAGTTTTGGCAGAAGTAAGTTTCTTCTTCATACCTTTCATTCTGGCACAGAAAGATGCTCTTCTTTTGTTACCAACTTTTTTTGAAGGTGCTTTCAGATCAGAACCAGGGTTCTCTCTTTCATAAGACTTTCGTCCTTTTTCATTAAGTCCACCCTCTTTATTCTTACCTGCCTTTCTTGTCCAAGCAGCAGCCTCACCTACATTTTCAACTTCTTCTTGTTGATTTTTCTTTTTACCTAAAGCATAACCACCTGCTGCACCTGCTGCAGCAGCAGCACCAGCTGGTATAGATGCTTTTGCTACAGGTGCAAGAGCTGATGCAGCACGAGCAATTTTAGCACCAGTGCTAACAGTCTTTGCTGTTTTTAATGCTGCTGCTCCTTTCATCAAAGCTGACATTCCACCAATTATTCCGCCAGCAGCTTCATCAACTTCTTCTACCTCTTCACCCATTGTCAACATTGGTTCACCAGGTTGATAAGGTGTCATATCAAATCTAGAAACCTTACATCCAGGATAAACCTTTTCAAGTGCATCCTGAACTTGAGTTCTTGTAGGTCTGCTAACTTCTGGGAAGAAGATCTTCATCATCATATACTTACCTTTCCAGGTAAATGATACAAGGTAAAGATTTCCAGTTTTGGCAGGTACTCTCACTGCCTCCTCAATCTTTTTTGCACTGGGGCACTCCTTTTCTCCATGAACAGGACACTCCTCACCAGCATGATTGTGAGCACAACCTTTCTTCTCTTCCAGTTTGTGTTGCACACTCTCACTAGTTGCTTTCTTCCAACTTCCACCTGCTGCCTTGTACTTCTTAGCAGCCCAACCATTAGCATATGCAGAGGGATAGACATCAAACTTTGCTTTTGCTTGTGCCTTAAACTTAGACCAGAGTGAGGGATTGGTAGGAACATTCTTCTCTACAAGAAGCCACTCTCTTTCACATTCAATCTTTTCAAGAATCTGTCTCACCATGGGTGAGGAACTCTCTTTAATTTTGTTTGATGTCATGATTGGTTTTCCTCCTTTGCCTGGTCTGTCTGCTACTGGGTCTTCTCTTCTTTTACGTCTTACAGCAGCTGCCCTTTCTGCTTTAGACATTTTTGCTGCCTTTTCATTAGACAGGCATTTGGGTTTACCTTCACCCTCACCTCTAGCACATTTACCAATTCTCTCACCTTTGGTGTTGTATCTATCCCAACCACCACCACCTTTTCCACCTTCAGGACCAGAACCAAACCACTTTCTCAAATCTTCACTTACAGCACCACCATTGCTACCATTGTTACCATTACCATTACCATTTCCGTTGCCATTTTTCTTGGTTTCGGTATCATCATCAACAGAGTGTCCATTTTCTTTACGGAGCATTCCAGCAGATCCCACAACCTTAAATCCTTTAGGGATTGGTTTACACTTTTTATCAGTGTAACAGTAATATTCCCCTGCAGGGCAACGTCCGTTCTTAGCCATCAAAAAACTAATTACTCATATTATTTATCAACCATCAAGTGCTACAGTAAGACCAAGAGACATACCTGGTAGTGCTGTCCAAGATGAACCATTATAGAATTCTATTTTCGTTGATGTAGTATTATAAATGATTGCACCAGTATCAAAAGATCCAGCATCTCTCTCCGTAGTTGAAAAACTAGGCACGTTTAAACGAGCAGCAGAACCACCAGAAAATATATTTGCGGTTTGTCTAGTCTTACTCATGAGAGGTTTTTAACTATTTAGAAGTTTATGTCAAATTCATAAAGTTTATCACTACCAGTTCCCAGGGAGTGAAGTTTATATCCACCACTTCCATCAGCTTTATTATAGGCATTAACAACACGAATTGAATATGGTT